TCAAAGATTGAATCCCAATCAACGTTGTTTATGTGCAAAGGATGTTCTGGATCCCAACCTTGCAAATACTGTGCAAGTCCAGTTACCCACCGATTGATAGGTTCTCTAAGTATCACAGCATACTGGGCATTTTGCAAGTGCTCAGACCATGTTGAAACATTAATATTATATTGTGTTGGAATGTCTTCGTAAAATTTTTGTGTACGGTAGTTAAACAAATATCCTGGCGTATGATGTTTGGTCCAACTGCTGGCATTTTTAGGAATGTGAATGTAAATCAAACATCTTGATGGGTTATCTTTTACAATGCAATAGCTTTGCCCATTCCCGGCCTGATTAGGTCCTGCTGGATCACCATCATCAACAAATTTAGGTCCTGTTGGTTTTTTAAACATATCACTTGCTTTGTGCTGGTAAGATATAATTGTAAACAGCAACACCCGAATCTACAGTAATTTTGGCAGCGCCATCATCACTGATGCGAATGGTCTTGTCTCCAGTCAATGACAAAATACTCATGACTTGCTGAGCAGGCCACGACCAAGCACGTTTTAATTGTCCGTTTACGCCAGGGTGAAACACAAAGTTACCAGCGTGTGTGCTATGATCACCAAAGAAAAACTTCAAGTCGCCGTTTTCAGTCTTGGCTTGGAAATGTGGTTCTTCGGCATTGGCCTGTGCTTGCATACGCAGGCGTTGTATGGCAGCCACAGTAGGCTCAAACTCAATGTGCCAGTTTACACCTTTGAACTTGGGTGTCTTGAGTTTCTCAGTCACAATAGCTTCGGCCATGAAACGATAGTTGTTTTGAAAATCGCCTGCGGCATTTTCAAATTTGATGCCATCAGGCTCGCCACCTGCTCGACGACTCAAGCTAAGTTTGGCATTTTCTTTGTACTCCTGCAAGTTCAACAGAATTTTGATCTTGGCCAAGTTTGGCATGCCAAATGTGCCCACAAAGTCTGGATGTGGATTTTTAAATTCACCTTCCACAACCACGCTCATGTCTTCGGCAAGGCCTACAATTTGTGTGGCTTTGTCATCGCCCACAATCTTGATCAAATCAATGCATCCAAGATCATGTGTGTGTTGTACTAAGTCTAATAGATAATCTCTCATTTTGTATACTCCTAATGTTTAAGTTTAACAGGTTTATTTAGAATTTGCAACTATTCTGGCTAATGTTTGTCCGCCTCTAAGCGAATCTATTTCTCCGGGTTTTTGGAACTCAAACCATGCAACGTCGGCAGGGCCATTGTGACGATGCATGAGTTCAAACCCCAATGCTTCAGCATGTTCTTGAATCAACGATCCCGGAGTGTAGCACATGTAACTGCGCTCGGCCAATGCAACTCCGTGAGCACGATCACAATCGTTGTAGGTAAAAAACACCACTCCACCAGGACGAAGTTTTTTCCATAGCTCGTCCAAATACTGACAGATCAATTCCAATGGTTTGTAATTGAAGTAATTGTAAGCAAAGCAATATCCAAACTGAGCATCTGGCAACAGTGGAAGTATTGGTTTTCCTAGAATCTCTTCGGCTGTGTACAATCTTAACCTACGTCGATATTCTTCAGTAAATCCTTGACAGGCAGGTTCTAGCAATTCAAGATTGTTGTCAATCATGTACAATGGGTCCAATGGTACCAATTGCTCCACGTGTTGTTCCAGTGCTGGCCTAAAAATCAATCCAGGCACACGCCAATCTGTGTAGCGTAAAATTCTACCTTGCAATAATTCGGCACTTTCAGGATCGCAACGTAGCTTGCGATTGAGAATGTGTTCAGTAGTGTCGTAACACATTTCGTGCTGAAACAATCTCAAACTTTCACGCAAATATTCTGGATGTTGCGCTGCCATGGCGTCAATCACATGACTGCGTATAGCGTCAATGGTATGATTGAATTGCTGGAAACTTTCATTAATTTTGTTACCGTTGGCAATAATGCCTTGTGTAAATTTGTTAAATTGCACATTGTGGTTGGCAATTTTGTGTATCACAGCATCAAGTCTGTGACGGGCTTCTTGATGAATTTGCCCTAATTCAAATTCATCAATGTGGTTTAAGTAATCAACAAGTTCGCTCAGTTTCATTCGAATGAGAATAGTGATGTAAAAGTGTTTTCTGTGTTGGTAGCAGACGCAAGGTCCCAATCCAACACACCCAGCAAGTTGTCAATCTTTTGATCCACAACTGTTGCTTCCATTTCTGCGTCGTCAAACGGCAAGTCTTTGAACCATTGCGGCAGGTGCATCTCGTCTGTGGGATAGCCAATTGATGTCCACCCCAAAGCGTTTGATTTTAGTTTACACACAATGGTTTTCATCCCGTCTACAACCTGCATTGAGTAATTGTCTGAATGCATTTTACGCAAGTTATTCCAGTTTAGTGCGGCTCGCACATGTCCAGGCATGTTGGCACGACCCAGTCGTTCTTCTTCTTTGCCGTACTTGGTCAAGTTATTCACACGCTTGGGTGACCCTTTCTCCCAGCCTGGCCGCTCTTTAAACTCATACTTGAATTCTCTAATGCGTTCAATAATCTCATCTCGTTGCGTACCTGCTAGTACTTTATTTAGAATTTCTAACAGGAAGTCTTGAATTACTTTGGGCGTGTCACTGCGCTTCAAATCCAAGCCCATGGCCTTGGTCTTGCCAATCTTGCCGTCTACATCTAATCGCTTGCCTTCCAAGTCAATGATGTTTACAGCATACCGCTTCTTGGTAATGAACAAACTGCGGTCAGCAACCAGTTCACGGCCTGCTTTGATCAATGCGCCCATGTCTCTAGGACAGTGGAATGCCTGTTCCATAAACGCCGGAAAGCTCTCGTTCACTTGATCAGCAATTGAGTCATACAGTTGTATGCAAGTTTCTTTTGACCATTCCATACGCCCTTCAGCAACTTCTTTTTCCAGGATAGGCCATGCAGAAAAATAGCATGAGTCTGTATCACCATAGATGATGGCCTTGCCTGTGTGATCATATTCGCCTGTGATGCATTCGTTGATGTGAGCATCCATGTGCTTGGCAATTGATCTTCCGGCCAGTGTGGTGGACTGACCAATACGCTTGTCAAAGAATCTACAGCCTGGATTCAAAATAGCGCCGTACAAGGAGTTAAGGTTAATCTTCTTGACCAACTGCCGCTTGTCCCAGAACGCAATCTCTTTGGGATCTTTGGTCTCTTTCTTCTTGGCCTGTAGTTCTTGGCGTTCACGATACCAACGCTCCAGCAGGCCGGGGATGATACCTTTCTTCTCGTAAGTGAGAATGGTGCCATTGGCAGTGAGGATCCAAGGCTGGTTGCTATCAAAGATCATGTGCCAGATTTCCATAGCCGAGTGTACACTCTCTTCGCCACCTTCCCAGTCAATGGTAATTTCTGTGCCACGTTGCTGTTCCATTACAGCAGTATATTCTAAACTGGCAAACAAACCTTCCCATGCAGCCGCAAAACTTTGTCCTTTGGCCATGTTGGCTTTGATCAAATGATCAGTCATGGTCTGCCGCAACTGGCCTACTACAGTTTCTGGGCCCATGTTCATGGCACGAATAGCTGATGGATATAGACTGTTGATGTCCACTGATCCAACCCACATGTGCAAGCCCTTTTTAGGGTATGCCACATACGCACCTGCGGCCTGTGTGTCATCGTCTGTAAGGCGTTGCTTGCGATTGGGCACAACCATGCCACGCTCGTGTGCTTCGTTGATAATGGCCTGTTCAGTTACTGCCACAGCACCCATTGTGGTTTGTAGCAACACAGTATTGGCATGTGCCAGTTCATTTGCCAAATCCAAGAAACGCAGTTTCTTGTCCAACTTGGCAATGATCATGGTGTCTTGGCGGTTGTACTCAATGAACTTCTTAAAGTGTTGGTTGTACAATTGATCCAGTGTGCCTTCAAACTGTGTTTTGCGTTCGCCCAGTTCGTATTCACCAATGGCATCCAAGCTGTATGAGTGTCGTTCTTCGTATGTGTACTTGCGATACAACTGCATGTAATCCATATGCACACGACCAATCAAGTCATATGTTTGATTTTCTGCACCAAAGCGTTCAAACATCCTTTGCTTGGGAAACTGTCCCCACAAACAAAAACGTCTAGTATCGTCCTTGCTGAGTATTCTTGTGGTACGATTTACTGTGTAAGGAATGTCATAGCCTTCTGAGTTCCAGCCTGTTAGCACATCTGCACCTTCGATCACATCCAAGAACATCTTGATCATATCTTCTTCACGTTCAAACAAGATGGTATTTTCAAACTCACTCACCAGTTCTTGTGCAGTGTCCCAGCTTAGATGTTTAGGCGGCACAGCTAATGTGATCATTTGATCCAGCCAATCCAAATATATAGATATTGCAGTGATGGGATTGAACGGATCTGCCACAGGCGAGAATCCACGCTCTTGGTCAAACGCAACTTCAATGTCAAAAAATGCTGTGTGTAATTCAGGAGCATCTTGATCTTTGTAGTTTTCTTCTAGGCATCTAAAGATGGGATTGATGTCAGATTCATACAACTGTTTGCCTGACTGGCTGCGAACTTCCTTGCGAAATTCTTTGTTGTTGCGCGATGAGAATCTATTTACAGGTGTGCCATAGATGCTCTGGAACTTGCCTCTAGGATCGTCGTAGTAGAAGATGTAGTTGGCAGGATATTCCCGGTAGACTCGTTCGCCATTGCGTCGTTCTACAACATGGATGCGATCGTGTTCACGATCAAAAAGTGCGTCAATATAACTCATTGTTCTCCGTTTGTGGCCGGTAAGCCATGATTCATGCTCGTAACGAGAGCGACTCGCAGATATTTATATTAGACAGTGTGTTGATAGGAAATCTTATCATGCTCGATTCAAGTCGTTTGTGATGCAGTGTATACCAGCGTCCCAAAAATAACGATGCCTAAACGGCGACACATGAACTTCGATACCGTGTCTAGCACAGGCCTGTTCAACTTGATCATTGTGACTGGACACCACAATGTTCTTTTGATCAATCACAAGTATGTTAACATCAAACACAGTTTCGCTGGCATTGCCCACCCAAGACTCAAAGTAATGTTCAACCATGTGTACAAGATTAGGATCTGATTCAAATCCTGGAATGTTCCAGCGTCCACGATTGTGTTTCATGCTGGCACGAAATTCCGCAGTGTCTGCATAGTCACTTGGCGGCAAGTAAACCACTTCCCATCCAGGGAAGGTGTCTGCATAAGTTGGAACATCTCGTAGGCTAATAATCAACCCAGGTGTGACTGGACAATAGGTAGCATCTCCGTGGCCACCTGCATTCACAATGCGATTGCGTGTGCGAGGAAACAGTTGATTGACTTTGGCCAACAGTTGTGTTTGATCTTCATCATAGCTTTGAGTGGCAAAATACAAGTCTTGACCAATGCGACTCACAAAGCATCCTGACACTACATCAAGATCAGTATGGCGTACTGTGTTGCCTTGCGATAACACATGCTCAATGACGTTTTGATAACAACTCAATTTGGCACGATGTTGTGCAAGATCTCGCTGTTGAAATTCTAGCCAAGTCAGATCAGTTTGATTAGCGTATGCTCTTTGAGCATGCGAGCTGTTGGGCTGTTGCGGAACCCACAGTTCATCATGAATCATGATGAAGTAATCTCTTGGAGTTACAGGTGGTGACACCCAATGATCATGAATTTTCAAAGCACTGAGATCCTCAGGCAGTTGAGGACGCAACACACGGATTCCGAACCGGCCATGCAATAGTGCAATAAGGGCTTGATAATCTTGTTCAGTTTCTTCTGCTAACGTTTGGAAACGTTGGCGTGTGTTACGATCTTGGATCCAATGGTAATAGTCCGGCGGGTACGTCATACCGACCACGCATACCTGTAATGGATCCCAGTGTTGAAAAACTTGATAGGTCAAAGAGTTTTACCAACTGTTTCTAAAATAGTTTCCAGGGTTTCGTGATCCTGTTTCTCTTTGCCAAACTCGGCCTTGTGTGCCAGCTTGATGGCCTTCTTGAGAATAGCAGGCTTGATTTCTAGCTCTTCGGCCACAGCCTTCACAGTGTCAGTAAGTCCGCCATTGAGAGTTTCAATCTCGTGAAGAACCTGCATGCCTTCGTTGATGATCTGAGTGAGTTTGAGTTTTTGCTCGCCGTTGAATGTTTTGCTGCTCATAGAGCCTCCTAAAACAATATTATATAGATTTATTTAAAGAAAGTCAATGTATGGTTGCTCGTTTTGGATCATTGGGTAGCGAATCCAATGACCCGGGCAGCAGCCGCCCACTCGGTCCTAAGGCCAGAGTTCTTATGTGCGGCGGATTTGTTTGATTAAGTGGCGGCTTGGATCAAAGTTTTTGCTCCAAGTCAAAGTTTCTGCAACAATCTTCTCTCTTAGTTTTTTCTTTTTAGTCTTTGTGGGCAGAGTTTTTGTTTGCTTTGTAGGCAGTTTGGTCTTGCGACCTGTGTATCCAGGAACCTTGCCGGCTGCTCCTGAACCAGGGGCGTCTGCTGGAGCAGGTGCTGGTGGTCTACTAGCTCTTTTTGCTGTCTCAGCATCAACAACTGCTTTCATTCTTGGATGTAAATCTGTTCTTGCGGCATATTTGGATAATAGTTCATCCGGCGCTTTTGCCGTATCTCTAACTAAATTAGCTATTTGAACATCACTTGGTTGAGCGGCTGTCACTCCTGGTGCTGGTGCTGGTGCTGGTGCTGGCTCTGCTGCCGTGACTCCCAGTTGGTTTACAAAACTCAACAAGGCCTTGGCATCTTCTACTGACAGATTGGCCAATTCAACTTGTATATCGTCCCAACTCAATTGGCCACGGCCCACATACTTGGTGCCAGCCTGTTTGCCCTTGGAGTAGGCCTGTGACATTCCGGTGAATGCACCTCTTGTGGCACCAGCAGCAGTTGAGAGCGCACGTGGTGTTGCAGCAATTACGTTTCCTGTGGCTTTTAGAGCTTGTTTGCCCTTGTCGTATGCTTGGCTCATTCTGCTTTTGTTTGGTACCACAGGTGCTACTGTAGGAGGCAAACGTTCTTCCAATGCACCAGCAGCCTTTTTAGACAATATCTGTTTGACTATTTCCAACTGCTTGGCGTCAAGAGCTTGAATGGATTGCACTAGAGGTTTGTTTTGCATCACTTGTGATGCGGCAATTTTAGCATACAACGGATCACTTGGAGAAATCTTTTGTCCACCAATGCTGACTGTTTCAGGCTTGCCACCAGTTGGGGTTCCTGCAATTGCTGATCCCAATGCACCGGTTGCGGGTTCTGCGGCAGGTTCTGTGCCAGCACCGCCAGCAGGTGCTGATGAAAGTGCTTCAAGTTCTTTGTTTAGCGCATTGCGTCTTGTTTTGTAGGCTGCATCTAAATTGCGCAGTTCTGTTTTGACTGTGTCGGCATCTCGTGTGGCTGCTGCACCGCCACCACCGCCAGAAGCAGCAGGTGCAGGTGTGGCTGTTGCACTACCACCCGACGGCCCAGAAAAATCACTAGGCACATAGGGCTTGCCGGTACGAGGATTGATTGTGTTAGATCCAATTGGCATTTCTGCTTTACCGCCGGCCTTGGCGCCAGATGTGTCACCATAGGCTGAGCCAGGCACTAAACTGCCAGCATCATCTTCGCCGCCGATGCCTTTTACTGATCCACGATAACCTTTTTTAATTGCTCGACCCAGGCCTTGCGGAACACCTGCCACAGCGCCTGCTGTTTTGCCAATGCCTCCTAGAACGCCTCCAGCGGCTCGCCCAACCTGGTCCCAGCTAATTTCGTCAAGCTGTTGCTCGTTGACTGGAGTGGTTGGTTTAAGTAAATCAGTGTATATCATTTTAGCGTTCATCCAAATAATCTTGTTGGCTTGCTTGTTGAGCCTGTTGCTTCATTGCTCTGCGTTTTTGAAACAACTTTACTGCCATGTCAGCATGATCTAGTTTTTTAAATTTGCTGGGCATGGATCTATCACCTTGTCGCAGTTCAAATCCATCCTTTTCGTTGCCATAACATTCAAAGGTAACACCATATTCCATGGCGTAACTTTTTACCGGAGCAGATGATGTTTCTGACATGTCATTGATAGGCTGTTGTGGGTTGCCTAACTGAGTGTCTACTTTATCTTCAATGCCATGCACTGTGCTGGGATCTGTCAACTCGTAGTCATCTTCTTCAATTTCTTCTTCGGCTTGACCCTTTTCTATTGCGTCAACTGCTTTGTCTTTGAGTTCGCGGTCGACTCGAACTTTCTTTTCCAGTTGATCAAGATATTGTGTAAGGTCTTTCTTGACCTTGCTCAACATATCTTCTTCAACTTCTTGCATGGCTTCTTCTAGTGCAGATTTTTTAGGCTCTACGGAATCACCTACCATGTATCCATCCATTGGATGTGCTGGATCTTTTTTGGCACGCAACGCAGGACTGGCTGATTTGGGTTTGAACAATGCCGGCAACTGCGGCACACCTTTTTGTTGTGTGTTAAGCCCATGCTTGACACCCACCGGAGTAAGTTTGCCTTCTACTGCCGCAAGGCGTTCCAGTATTGATCTAATGTCTGAACTCATGCTCTTTCTTCTTTCAGGTAACTTCTCAGCATCCAGCCATGCTTTTGATGAGCATCGATGCGTTCAGCAATGAAGTTAGCAATACCTTGCTGATTTTCTTCAGTTGCTACTTGGAAGACTTGATTGAGAAGATCCAGCATTTGGCCGTTGTTGGCCAGGAGTTCTTCTAGCATGAGTCGGGCACGTGGAATTTTTGTTTGGCCCTGTATTTTTGTTAATTCTACAAATCGTTCAAAACTACCAGGAGCATAATCGCCCAAGGCACGTATGTATTCTGCTGTGGGATCTGTGGCACCATAAACATCGTCATGGATTGCGTCAAAGAAAGCGTGGAGCTGGCCAAAGTCTGGGCCTTCTACGTTCCAGTGGAACTGTTTGGCTTTTAAAGCAAAAGCTTCTTCAGTTGCCAGGAGTGTTTTTAAAGCGTCCGCTAACATTCTTATTCCTTTTGTATTCCTTGGGCGTGTTAGGCGTAGGATCAGTTGTATATTTACCACTCAACAAGGATCCGCCTGATCTTGACACCATGCCTAATGCCTGGCTCACAGGTGCTATACTACCAGCACTGGTACCGCCCACTGACGCATTTTCCATAATTTCTTGAATTTTCATTACAGTATTTCCAACTCGCCGCCACTGTCTATCATGCCAGGACCATCAACCACACGCCAATTCAGCTGTTGTATCGACGCTAATGTTCCAGGCAATAATTCGTAGCGCAACTTGTACTTACCTGGTTCTCCGGCAATTTGGAAAGACTCTTCCAGGTGCTGATTGCGCCAGACCCATGTGCGTTCTGTAAACAATTCATTATTGACGTAAGCTCTGTAGGTTGGAGGATCAGTCCAGCCTTGGCAATAAACCTCGCAAATTACCTTGACAAACTTTTTGTTCATAAAGATATTTATCATTAAGTGGGTCTATAAATATTGCATGCTAAAACTGAATGATATACGCAAAGTACATGTGGAATTGACCACTAGATGCAATGCCAGATGCCCCATGTGCATGAGAAACTATCGAGGGTATGATTACAACAGTGGGTACCCGTTATGTGAACTCAGTGTTGGGGATTTCAAGAAGATTCTAACTCCTGACGTTTTAGCACAGCTGATTCAACCTGACCCGCCTATTGGCGATCGTGTGCCAATCATATACGAATTTAGAGGTGTGGCGTTCAATGGAAATCTAGGTGATTTCGCTTCTGCACGTGATGCTGTTGAAATAGTAGAATACCTGGTTGAGCACCGGGTACCTGTTATTATCAATACAAACGGATCAGTTCGCAGTCCAGAATGGTGGGCAAGACTGGCTCTACCCAAAGTTACAGTGGGTTTTGCTATTGATGGCCTAGCAGACACACATCATTTGTATCGCCAAGACACAGATTGGCATAGAATAATTTCACATGCTCAAGCATTAATTGACGCTGGTGGGCAAGCCATATGGAGATTTGTGCCATTTGATCACAATCGTCATCAGGAACAGGCCTGTAGAGACATGGCCGCACGAATGGGTTTTGCAAAGTTTGAAAATATCTACGATGGAAGAGACCGTACGTCGGTATACAATCGAGATGGCACCTTCAGTCACAAAATTGGTCCAGACCCTGGCAGTCTTACCAATCAAACAGTGCATCCTTTTTTGGAAAGCCATATCACTTGGTACGACGCCAAAACAATCACACATCACAAAGATACCCCTGTACTAGACATGCAGTGTCATCACAAACGCAATCGAGAAATATACATAGCCGCTGACGGTTCTGTTTATCCCTGTTGCTTTTTGGGATTTTACCCACACACCATGAATCATCCTGGCAACCAAGAATTGGCGCCGTTGGTAACAGAAAACAATGCATTGGAATATCCTCTTGAACACTGCCTTGAGTGGTTTGATCGTGTGGAACAAACATGGGATGCGGCCAGTATCTCTGCTGGTAGAACTTATCAGTGTGTGGTAACTTGCAATCAAACATGAATAAAGATCTACAGCGATTTATGAGTCAGTTTTATCGACAGTCCATACAACCTAAAAATAGTGATCGTGGATTTAGCAGCTACGACGGCACTCAATATTTGAGAGATAACATAATTAAGTTGTTTGAAAAACACAGTATTCAAAGTGTATTTGATGCTGGATGCAATGATTGCGGATGGGCAAATGCTCTGGCGCAATATGTTGATTATCATGGCGGCGACATTGCTCCAGGATTAATTGCAGAAGCCTGGGCCAATTGGCCAGACCTAGACATTCAAATTCACGACATTACTACAGATCCAATACCCAGTGTGGATGCAGTGTTAATGCGAGATGTTACTATACATCTAAGTCATTCTGACAGACACAAAGTAATAAAAAATTGGATCAGCAGCGGAGTACCATGGATGTTAATGACACATTGTTTGGACCATAGTGAAAATATCATGTTTGATGAATACACAACCCAATTTCCAGTTTATCAAATAAACTGGAGCATAGAGCCGTGGAATTTTCCACAGCCAGTTGACTGCGCAAATGAAATGCCCGGTGGTAACGGCCGTGTGTTAGGTCTTTGGCACAGAGATCAAATTATCAATTTGTTATGACTGTAGCAAGAGTATTGTTCCTAGCACGATATCGTGTGCCACATGCGTGTTTTGCCATGCAGTGGGACCATAATTTACTGGGTATAGATTACACCATAATAGCGTCACCAGTGCCGCAACATGAACTGTGGCCAGTGTTTGAACGCTATGGTATTGATACTTCACGGTTAAAATACATGAATGACAGTGTGATATACGAACAGTATCCTGAAGTCAACAACTGGGTGTTCGACAATGACTATCGAGGTTGGTGGTTGCGACAACAAGCAATCAAACTGGCCTACAGAGACCTGTTGGAAGAAGATGTCATACTCATGCATGACTGTGACACTTTTATGATTGAACCTTATAGATGTTGGGATGGTGAACAATTGAATTATCTTGTGATACCTGACACCAAACACGGCAGCTATAATGGGGTATTTGAAAGTATTACTGGATTGCCAGAAGCCAGCCCGCATTGTTTTGTAACAGAACTAGTGCCTGTACTGCGCACACACTGGCTTGAATTGCGCAAACTGTTGGCTCAACGTTGGCCTGACAAACTGTGGCTGGACGCTATCATTGACGCTGTTCCTGGCATGCCCACAATACCCCCCTGGGGCACAGGCGAAATAATCAAATGGTTTTCAGAATATGAATTGATAGGAAACTGGGCAGCATGTTGTGATTCCATCAACTACACTTTTCAGAAACGTTTTGAATACAATAAATTGGAGCTGTTGTCTACATTGAATGCCAGGGAATTCAATTCAGTTTGCGATGCTGTGCCCGACCTAAGTCAAAGCATGCAACTTGATTGGGACACATTGGACATACCCAACTTTGAACATTATCAACACATGGTAAAGCAATGTACACAATGACATATCCAGCAAAGTTCCGATATCCTGTGTATCAGCCTGCATCACAAAGCATTGATGTCACAGCTGACTGGGGTCAGGGTAGATTTGAAACTACCAATGATCCTGCGTTAGCACTGAGTCAGCCCTGGTCTGTGGCAGCAGTTCGTGTGCTGTGCAACGAGCCCGGCGTGTTTGATTATGATCCAGCATTGGCTGACATGGATCTCAGCCAGTTTGATTTGGTACTGCTAAGTGACATTGAATACTACAGTGTTAAAGAAATACGTGCCTGGATTGGAAAAAACAAAATTCAACGTTATGTGTTGGCCCTGGGCGGTCTTGTGCAAGGAGAAGAATTGGATCAGTCCTGCATGGTATATCGCCCTTGGTGGGCTTACAATCTCTTACGACACAACGAATACCAAGACACTTATCAAGATCAAAAACCCTACATGTTTGAAGCACTGTTAGGAGCACGTAGACCGCACCGTGACTATGTGATGATGGCCATGGACAAAACTGCACTGTTGGATCGTAGCATTGTGACCTACAGAGACTGCTTTGAAGGCAAATTGATTGACAGAAACTGTGATCAATTTCAACAGACTTTTTATGACACTCCGCTAAAGTGGCCTTACGTGAGTGCAAACTTAGATCCTGCATGGGAAGTCACACACAACATCACTCGCAGTATCAGTCCTTATGTGCCTTGGAACATCTATCAACGCAGTCATTACAGCATTGTTTGTGAAACACTGGGCACTGGCACAACATTTTTCTGGAGTGAAAAAGTTACCAAGTGTTTGCTGGCCAGAAGAATTTTTGTGTTTTTTGGCGCACAAGGATTTCTCGCTCGCATGCGCGAACTGGGGTTTGAAACATTTAGCAGTATCCTTGACGAAAGCTACGATGAACATCCTGTTGACAGCATAAGATTTGAACGTGCCATGCATCAGGTATTGCAGTTGGCGTATTTTGAAAATCCCAAAGTGCTGTACGAACGCATACAAACCATATTGGATCACAATCAATCTAGATTGCGCAGTTACCAGATTCAATTTCAAGCCACAATGTCTGATCTACTGCATCAACACATCGAAGGCGGGCATTGGTTATGGGATGACGAAGTGAGTTGAAATGTGCTGATAGAAGTTTTCAGCAATTTTTTCCTGTCCTTCGGGGCCAGAATGATATCCAGGATCGTCTCCTGAAAATGGGTAACTGCCGCATATGGCTTGAGGACTTTTAGTTGTGTCTAGCTGTATGAAGTGATCAGGGATAAGTTTTGGAAACGCATCACGCCATAGGTTATGATTGTCAGGATCAAATGGCCACAGCAAGTTGGGCAACACCAAGAACTGGATGTCATCTAGGAACATAGAGATCACACCTTCGCGAATCATCCACTCATCCTGTTGCTTTTTCCAAGCATTGTCGTAGATTGAATCAATCCAGTGCCGTATGCCGTTCTGCGCTTGTTTGGTAATGCGGCCCTGTCTGTAGGGATGATCAAAGTTTTCTGCAAGAGTAAAAATAGTTTCACAAATCATGTTTGACGGTTCCCGACCATAGTTTACATTGCGGATGCCATCTTGTCTATTGTAGCCATTGCCCAGTTTTCTATTTTGTAAGTGACGCTCTAGTGGAGGGTTTTCTCCGGCACTGGGTGCTTGAGTCCAGTCGTAGGGCACTGAATTGGCAGGTATTTCCATACGATCCCAAAAGGTAGGACCAATCACAGCAAAGTCTGGACGCTGTCTGCGTATTTCATCTATCTGTATGCGTATGCCGCCGTTTGAACAGCCTTGGCGTGCCAGGTTGACCAATTCCCAGCCACCTAGTTTTTCAGCCAGACGTTCACTCCAAGCAGTGCCTGGCAAAGTTTGACTTACGGCCGAAAACGAGCAGCCTGCTACCATTAATTTCATAGTGTTTCCTTGTAACTGTTTTGATGTTCTTTGCTGTGAAAACTAGCAATAATTTCTTTGTGCATGGGCAATTCATCTAGTGTGTATGTGCCGGACGGAATTGTATATGTAACTCCTTCACCAGGTCGTGCAAATGTCACCAGTCGAGGATGCCACTGCACTGCACGATGTACCAGCACATGATGTATGTGTCCGTAGTCACCCAGTTCGTCATGTGTGAGCACTAGATCATAGTCACGAGCCAACTGCCAACAGGCCCGTTCAGCGGATTCTTCAGGCCAGCGTGTGAACACCTTTTGTTCGTTGTCATGCCAGTGATCTTCAAATCCCAAGAACACACATTCAATGCCACGCTGTTTCCAAAATGTTGAAAGTTCCGCACCACGTGGATCTTGCGCAGTGTAAGTTAGGTACCCAATGGTCCAGTTGTGCTCGGGATGTGCATGAATGTAACTGTAGCCAAATATCACACAGTCATCTGGATGCGCTACCAAACACAATGCGTTCATTCCAGATCCCAGGCCACACTTTGGCCGCGATCAATCAGCAGCATCTTAAATGCAGTTTTTTGTTCTGGTAACATTTTTGACCAAGCATTTCGATGAATACTTACTGTAAGAGTATTTTTATCACGCATGAGTTCAAGTTTCTTTTGAATCAGATCAACTTCGCTGTGACAAACATTAACTATTGTTCCAATTGAATTGTGTTCAGTATAAAAATGATCTAGGGTGCCATATTTGTATTGGCAGAATCCCGAGTACAGCATGAATTCTGTCAGCATGCCTTGACGCTGAAACCATGTGGGAAAACTTTCACGTGTTTTGATTGTGGTATCAGCAATCATAAAGCGTACTGTGTCATTGTGAAAAAAGAACGGCACACCACCTGGACCAGCTTGTTTGGTCATGTTGATATCAAACAACTGATCCACAATGTCTTTGCTGGGTTTAAACACATCAAACACATTCATTTGTCCCACAGTAAGCTGACCATTCTCGTTGACCAATTTGGATATTTCCAAGGGTCTAACAAATATAGTCTTGGCGTCCAAGACCATGGTATAAACATTGTAACTTATAGATGCAGTAAGAAGTTTTAGAGCCTGTTGACTTACCCAGCCGTTTTCTACCCAGGTACTGCTGAATGCTGTGCGTGGCACCACCAAGACTGAACTTGCTAGATCTCCCCACCATGCAGGATCAATTTTTTCCGCTAGGGTTTCGTAATCATTGAGAACCACATAGATATTTCTTATACCTATGTTGCGACAATGGTTGTGTATGCTTTGTGCCTGAATTTTAAGGATCGGCAATTCCTGTTCAAATACTACTGTGCAGATATCAATCATGCAGTTATGTATTTGGGTTTTGTGCTGGCCTGATTATTTTCCGGCGGCAAACAATGCAGCGCCGCGATTGAAACTGTCGCTCCAGCTTGCGGGTTGTCGGCCACTGCGCTTTTGACTCCAGGCATATCCTGCTCTGTGACCAGAGCAGTCTTTGGTACATTGTGAACCCAGAAAACTTAATTCACGCAGTTGCTCGCGTGTCCACTTGTCAGGAATTGTGCCGTGTTTTTTCACAAACTCGTCGTGCAATTGTTTGCCGGTAATGCCGTAGTCACGAGCAATGGTCTGCATCATGTGATCAATTGCACTGTAGCTCTTGGGATCATCTAGATCTTTCTCCAAGTCTTCTACTGCACCTTCTTTCAACTGTGCAAACTCGTGTGCTCTCATTTTTTAGGTTGTACTGCGGTTGGTACATTCCGGTACACACGCTTGTTGGGATCATACACAGTTTTCAACGGACCCAAGCCAGCTAGTTTCTTAACTCTGGCAACCATGGCTTGATAGTCGTCACCGTAGTCGGCTTCTTTTTCTTTGGGGGCTGTTTCATTTAATCGTGCCAACTGTTGTTTGATACTGTTAATTTGATTTTGAATTCCTTTTTGTTGGGTCCAAACTCTGTAATCATCACTGTATTCAAAAGAAGGGTCATATTGTTTTTCTAATTCTTGTAGCTTTGCCTGAAGAGTTGCTTGTTCGTCTGACATATTTTGTTCTTCCAATTTACCAGAATTGTGTGCTTTCCATGCAGTGGCGTAAGCAATGCCTTTTTCTTTGTCGGTTATTTTGCCGTCTTTGGCATAGGATTTTTTAATGTGCCGGACCATGCGTTCTGCTTTGTCGCCAGGCGGTGCTTCTTCTGCTACCCCTTCGTTCATTTGCTTCAGCAGTTCTTGTGCTTTTTCAACGCTAATCAAGAACCTACCAAAGCGATCAGGATTAGCGGCTTTTTGTAGATATTCTTTGCTGAATCCTTGTGGAGCTTCTGCTTTTGCAGGAGCTGTGTCAGTTGCTTGTTGCGTTGCAATAGGCTTGCCGGTCAAGCGGTTGATGCCAGGATCATCGCCGGGCATGACTCTAGCACTGGCACCACCTGCGCCCATGGCCATAGTTCCTGCTAACGCAGCAGCACCTAATGCACTTTTCCATCCTTCGTCAAGCTCGCCTTCCGCCACACCTTGTGATTCAAAATTATCTATATTTCTAGAAACTCTACGCTCACTGCCTTGAGAAGGGAATCCTGAACTTTGTGATTGCGGCGCAGGTCTTCCTGGGGCATACTTAGATAACTTTTCAGTGGCTTTTTCTCTAGCAATAGTCATCCACATTTGTTGTTGTCTGCGATCAATAGGCTGGCCACGTGTGGCAACTATTTGTTCATAGATTGCTCGTGCCATTTCCTCTATGTCTTTATTGTGTTGCACACGAGGATCATCTTGACGCATGTTTTGGAATTCTCTTGAAACATCAACGGGACGCGATTGTGCCATTGCAGATCCAGCCGCACCTGCCACAGCCGCCGCACCCAAGCCTTTTAAGAATCCTCTACGGTCTATCTCTTCTAATGAGCCTTCCGCCACACCTTTTTTCTTGTTTAACACTTTGTTTAGAATCTTTTCACCATGTTTGGCTACTTTTTCAGGTGTGGTTGCTTTGGCAGTGTATTCTTTCTTGCCGGCGTCTGAATCGTTGCTGCCATCACGGCCTGGAGGAGTTTGTGATTTGTCCATTTCATTGACTGATTCAGCAGGCACACAGTTGTTCACACGAGTGCCGCCCTTCATTTTGGTCTTGGGATTGCCAATCTTTTTGCCGGTCCAGCATTTGGGGTCCAGGCGCACTTTTTCTTCAGTAAATAGGTCGTTGAGATTCATGATAGTTTATTTATTGCGTTTGGCTTTAGCACGTCCGGCCTTCATGTTGGCCATCCAGTGAGCTAATTGCCCTTTGCGACCGCCTTGTTTGGCCACTTTACGCAGGGTGCCAACTGACGCTTTGGTGGGCACACCGTGTCGCTTTGAATCGCCTTTGTCCTGCGGATTACGCCCATCAGCAAAGTTTTCGTTTAAGCCCGTTAATTCTTGTTCACCCTGTGGTGTCAAGAACCAAAAACCATCCCCAGGAGTAACAATTGACCCAGCATTTTCCAAGCTATCGTAAACATTTTGTTGTGCATCGGTAATACCGCGGATGTCTTGTTGAAAATCCAACCCGTGATTGTTGGCAACATCAATTGCTTTCATCAACAGCAATTTACCGTAACCTTGTCCTTGCCAACGTGATTCAACTTCTGCTTCATTGTTGACATCATCTGTATCAGCGCCTCGTACAAAATTAAAATGTCCTACGTATTTTCCATGCACTGCAAGTGTTATTTGAAAACTGTGTGTGTACCCATCAGGTGTAGTAACTGTAAATTTTACAGGATTCCGGCCATCAGCAAAGTTTTCTGTTACAAATTCATTTGCTCTCATAGCACCGCCATATATTCTTTAAATTTATTGTGTCGCTGTTGCACCACATGTGTTGGTTCACCAGCATTGATGGCCTTTACAACTTCAATTGTATTGTTGAAGTTCTTCACATTGGGTCTAACTTGATTTTTCCAGAACCATAATGCAATTTGAGCACCCACATCCAGTTTGCTGGCCAACTCAGGATTTTTTACCAATCTGTCATCGCCAAATATTTGCTTGCTTGCTCGAGTGTAATTGTCTCGTCCGGTAAGTTGAATAAACCCACGCCCTTTAAATAGTTCGCCATCACCTTTGACTTTGTTGCCCAGTTGTTTGGCCAGTTTGGGTTTTTCATACTTGGCAAATCTTTGTTTACTGCCCACTTCCTTCATCTTGGAAAAGTCCCAGCTTTCATGTCTGGTCTGTGCCATGAACTGTGCCAGTTCTACACCTCGAAGTCCTGCGGCCTTGGCAGCAGTTTGAAGCGCGGCCTCGGCGTCACTGTTCATGCTTAACAATGTGACTTCGCTATCTTGTGCGGGTGAAACTTTTGATGTGGCTGGCTGTGCAACTTTAGTAGGCAGCGGTTTCACTGTGGATTTTGCCGCAGCAGGTTTTGAATAGTCGGGCACTAGAACCTTTTGTCCTATTTCCAATTTGGTATTACGATCCATCTTGTTTAGTTTGAATATCTCTATTGGATTCACATTATTTTGTCTTGCTATGCTGTACACTGTGTCACCTGGTTCAACTGCCTGGCGAACTATTTCAGGAACTTTTGCACTTGCACCCATGGCCATTGCACCGGCCATTGCACCTGTTGCCAATGCAGATTTCCAGTCTTCTTCTAATTCTGCCACACCTTCTGTCATGATGGGATACACTTCAAAGCCTTCGCCTGACACACCCCGGCCATTGTTACGCAGCCATTGTGCAGCCACTCTGTTGGCATCTGATTGATTGTTGCCCACGCCTGAGAATCTGTAAACTTCTTCACCGTTTACTAACACCTTCCAAGCACCAGAGAACGTGCCGGGTGTGGCTCGTTGTTGTGCCAAGTCTGTTGTGCTTCCAGGGTAGATTACCTCTATATCTGGTTCAATGTCAATAATACCACTTTGTTCAGCATCTGATCTAGAACCTTCTCTAGTTCTTACTACAAAGTCGCTGGGATTGTAACCGGTTAGGCTTAACCACAGTCTTGCTTCTGTCTCTGCGGCTGCGCGGTTTGTTTGCTGGGGATTAAAGTAAACTTGGTTATTGCTTCTACTAGCCAATTCCCAAGGTCCAGGACCAGTTGGTCTCAAAGGGTTCACATCTGTTTGGCCTGCATCTGCAGGCCGATCCCATTGTTCAGTGTCCACCACCATGTAGTCAGCAGCAACTAAATTGTTTCTAGCAGCCCAGGCTTGGAGAACATATCTACCTTGCGCTTGCTCTGCTGGATTACCCATGTTGAATCTAAACTGATAGTCAGGCGTGACACCGCGTGATTGGCCATACAAGGCTGGATCTGAGCGTGGCACAATAGCATAGCGACCATTAGGATCATTAGGTCTGCCGGGTGGAGCAGGAGGGCTGGTGAAGGCACTGGCGGTGTCGTCACTGTCAGTAGATCGAACACTAAAAACCGCTGCGGCGTCTTGTGCGCTCATTCCGTGTTGACCATGATTGACATAATCTTGCAACCTGGTCAACTGATCTGCTGTATTGCGAGGCGAGAATTCAGTATCTGGCACAGCCTCACCTGTTTGTTTGTTATAGAGTTCATGTGTTCCTGAACCAGACTTTTCTTCGTATGGACGCACAGGTTCGGCCACAATGGATTGTCGGGTGTTAGCCCAAGACGGATAGCCATCATCGCCCAAGGCTTTTTCAATGGCTTCTTCCTTACTTGACGCAACAACTTCTACACTGGCATAACTATTGCCAGGATTGGAAACGTTCCACCACATCTTTTCACCGCTTGTTTTGCCACGTTTTTCTTTGCGTTGCAGTTGTGCTTGTTTCACAAAACTACGCAAGGCTGCCCGGGGAATCTTGCCAGCCACATAGTCAGCAAAGTATTTGATGGTGTCTGACCCTTTTTGGTCTTGAGTCAATAGTTTGTACAGTTTCTTTTGGTATTCTTCTCGGTAGGCTTCAGGGTTGAGTGCCGCACTCATGGCCACTGTGAAACGCAACAGGGTGTTTTCAATCTTGTCAAAGTTGTCATCCAGCCAATCGCCGCCTGGTGAGCGGAATTCAATATGTCCGTCTTTGGTGTTGATTGATGTGTATTTGTCTGTGTAACCTCCGTGAATGGCTTTGGAAGCCAGTTCGCCCATTTGGCCTTTCATCTTGTCCAACAATTGCTGTGCTTCTTCGGGTCGTTGTCGCACACGATCACGCACCTTGCCTAGTGCAGATTTGGCGTAGGTATTTGAACTACGTCCAAATTGTTTGAGCACATACTCGTCGCCTAACAACAGGGCCAGTTTCACAAAGTCCAGCTTGTCCAAGCTGTATTCAGGCACAGAAATGTTGATGTGCAGGCCAGTTGAACTGTTGGTATAAACGCCCATGCGTCCAGCCCAGGTCTTTACAGCATTCAAATCTTTCAAGAGCTCGTCAATAGGCATGGGCGGGCTCACAAACTCCAGGCCTTCGTCGCCGTCATTGTCGCCTTCTAAACTGCCGTCTGGTTCCACTATATAAAACTGATTGTTGGGTCCAGGTCTGTCGCCTGACTGATGGTATCTTGTGTTCACTCGCACTTCACGGCCCACAGCCTGACTGAATTCATCTGCTACCTGATCTGCATCAATCTCACCGGTGTTTATCATAGTCCAGTACGGCCAACTTATCTCGTAGGCGTTTTCAACGCCACTCATGACATCAAGGTCTTCGGCGTCTAGCCAGTCGCTCTCGTCGTAATTGTCTTGATTTTCTTCCCGCCATTCATCAAACGCCTGTTGATAATAATCACTAGAAGGATCAGCGTCTACATTGGCTGCAAATTCCTTCTCT